GCAGCCAATGCTGACGTCGTCCTCAAGCACCGCAAAGACCTGTATCGCTTGGGCAAGCTGCGTGACAACCTGATCGGTGAGATCGAGATCATCACCGACAACCTTGAGCTGTTTCGCCAGTTGGGCGAGCTCATGGATGAGTCCGGTGAAGACGCCAACGGTCGCTTCAAACAAGACAAGCGCAATGAGATCTACCGCCGTGTCATCGACATGTCGGAGCGCATTGACAACGCCAAGAAGCTGGCCGAGATGGATGAGCGGCTGCGCAAGGGCGAGCGCGAGGCGTTCGGCATCGACAAGGGCGAGGACAAGGGCAGTGCTGTTGATGTGCTGCTCAGGCGCCTGGCGGAAGAGTCCGGCCAATGACGGATGAAGATCGCCTGAAGGCCCTGTCTCTTCTTCAGAGCAGGCTGCCGGCCTTTGCCGCGCACTGCCTGAAGATCAAGGACAAGGACGGCAAGCTGGTGCCGTTCGTTTTCAATCGCGCGCAGCGGCACATTCACGAGAAGCTCGAGGCGCAGCTTGCCGAGACTGGGATGGTCCGGGCTCTGCTACTCAAGGGCCGACAGCAAGGTGGGTCGACGTATCTTGCCGCTCGCAACTACCAGCGCGTGACGCTGTCCGGCAAGAACGCCTTTATCATGGCCCACGAAGACAAGGCCACGACAAACCTGTTCAACATGGCCAAGCGCTTCCAGGACAACAACCCGCTGGCGCCGAGCACGAGGGCATCGAACGCACAGGAGTTGATCTTCGGCGCCCTGGATTGCGGCTACAAGCTGGCCACAGCCGGCAGCAAAGATGTTGGCCGGTCGAACACGGTGCAGCTGTTCCACGGCTCTGAGGTAGCGTTCTGGAGCAATCCGGAAATGCACATGGCAGGCATCGGCAACACGATTGCCGACAACCCGGGCACGGAGATCGTGCTCGAGTCCACGGCCAACGGCATCGGCAACCACTTCCACAAGATGTGGCAGGACGCCGAGGCTGGGATCTCGAACTACATCGCAATCTTCGTGCCCTGGTTCTGGCAGGACGAGTACCGTTCGCCGGTCAGGAAAGACTTCGAGCCGACGGAAAAAGAGCTCGAGATGGCCCGGGTCTATGGCCTGGACTACGAGCAGCTGCAGTGGCGCCGCAACAAGGCCCTGAGCTACGGCTCCGGCATGGAGTGGCTGGTCGACCAGGAGTTCCCTAACTGCGCCGCGGACGCCTTCCGCAATTCGACCGGCAATTCACTGATCTCGCCGGCGTCTGTGATGGCGGCCGTCAACAGCCGCTACTACGACACCGTGGGCCCGCTGATCGTGGGCGTCGACCCTGCTGGTGATGGCGTCAACGATCCTGACCGCACAGCCTTTGTGTTCCGCCGCGGCCGCGTGGCGCCTCGAGTCGAGTATCACAAGAGCAAGACCACGATGCAGATCGTCGGCATGCTCGTGGAGATCTGGAACGACGAGCGGCCCGACGCGATCATCGTCGATAAGGGCGGCCTGGGAGCTGGTGTTGTTGACCGCCTGCAGGAGATGAATGTCCCTGTCATCGGCATCAACAACGCCGAGCGGGACATGGACTCCGACACCTACGAAAACATCCGCGCCGGCATGTGGTGGCGGATGAAAGAGTGGTTTGAGAACAGCCCTGTGCGCATGCCCAACGATGCCGCTCTGATCAGCGACATCACAGCGCCACAGCCTGACGAACATTCGAGTGGCCGCAAGCTGCTGGAGTCCAAGAAGAAGATGTCCAAGCGCGGCATCCGCTCACCAGACGGTGGCGACGCGCTGGCCCTGACCTTTGCCGTGCCTGTTGCCAAACGCGCTGATGCCATTGGCGGGCTCCAGTACATGGGCACACAAGGCAACGCACCAACAACCGCTGGCTACTGAAGGAAACACATGACTGACACTGAATACGAGAAGGCCTGGAAAGAGGGCGAAGAGACCAAGGAAGCCGCTCCAGCAACCGAGGCTGTCAAGGTTGCCAAAAAAGCAGCCGACGAGTCCGAGCAGGGCGAGTTCATCAGGGCCTACACCGAGCTCGAAGATGCCGAAAAGAAGGACGAAAAGAAGTCCGACAACAAAGAAGCCTCCAAATGAAAAACGCCGGCGAATTTATCCTGACCCTGCTCAACGCCCGCACAGCTGCGCACATCGCACACTTGAGCGTGTCTGGTGTTGGCAGCGATGCTGCACACCGCGCCCTAGCCGCCTTCTATGACGGCATCCCAGACCTGGCCGACCGTTTTGCCGAGGCTTACATGGGCTGCTACGGTGAGCTGATCCGGTTCACCGGCTCCAGCTTCAAGCTGGAAAAAGACCCGATCAAGATGCTCGAGAGCCTCAAGTCGGTCATCGAGACTGCCCGCAGCGAGTGCGAAAAGCCTTACCTGCAGCAGATCATCGACGACATGCTTGAGCTGGTCTCCAGCACGCACTACAAGTTGAAGTTCCTGAAATGAACCAAGACAACCTCGAGTACGAGTTGGCCGCTGCTGAGCAGATGGCTCAGACAGACGACGCGCCACCGGCTCAGGTTGATGCCCTTGGTGCGACCTTGCTGGCCGAGTTTGCACAGGCCGAGCTAGACCGCCGTCAGACCGAAGAGCGCTGGCTCAAGGACCTGCGCCAGTACAAGGGTCAGTACGACCCTGAAGTCCTGGCCAAGATCGGTCCCAACCGCTCCAAAGCATTCGTGCGCAAGACCCGGGTCAAGATCAAGACCATTGACTCGCGTGTGGCCGACCTGCTTTTCCCCGCGGGCACAGAGAAAAATTGGGAAATCGACAGCACTCCAAAGCCTTCGATTTCGCCCGAGCAGAAGCAGCTGATCACCAAGCAGATCCTGCAAAGCGTCGCAGCCCAGGCTCAACAAGCCGGCCAGCCAGCGCCCACGCAGGTGCCAAACGAGGTCGTCGATCAGGCCATCATCGTCATGGCCAAGGAAGCCGCCAAGCGGATGTCCAAGGTCATTGAAGATCAGCTGGTCGAGGCGCGCTACAAGCAAGTCGCGCTGCAGGCCATCCACTCCGGCCACCTGTATGGCACCGGTGTGATGAAGGGTCCGCTGGTCGAGCGCAAGATCCGCACACGCTTTGTGCAGCAAGGCAGCAACTGGATTGCCAAGAGCGAGACCTATGTGGTCCCGTTCGTGGACTTCGTGCCTCTGTGGCGCTTCTACCCAGACATGTCGGCCAGCGAGCTCGATCAGTGCCGCTACGCCTACGAGCGCCACCAGATGACCAAGGCCGACCTGGTCGACCTGAGCCAGCGCAAGAGCTTCAGCAAGACCCGCATCGTCAATTACATCAAGTCGAATCCCGCCGGTGAGATCAAGCTGCGCTACTTCGACAACGAGCTGCGAGTCATCGGTGAGCGCAACGCCACCCAGGGCAACAAGGCCGGCACTTACGAGGTGCTCGAGCGTTGGGGCTGGCTGGATGGCGCTCAGCTCAAAGATGCTGGCGTGGCCATCTCTGAAGACCGCATTCACGAGATCTTCTTCTCCAACGTCTGGCTGCTGCCAAACGGCGAGATCATTAGGGCCGTGCTGCAGCCAATCAATGGCGTGACCTGGCCGTACCACATGTACCACTTCGACAAGGACGAGACATCGATCTTTGCCGAGGGCATCGCCTCGATCATGCGCGATGACCAGACCATGATCAATGCGTCAACCCGCATGATGCTGGACAACGCCGGCATCACCGCCGGCCCTCAGCTCGAGGTCAATCCTTCGCTGCTGGCCAGCCTGGACAAGGTCGAAGAGCACTTCCCCTGGAAGATCTGGTTGCGCAACAACTCCAACCCGGGCGCCGAGGCCGTTCGCGTGCTTGAGATGCCGAGTGGCCTGGCTCAGCTGGCCGGCATGGCCGATCGCTTCGAGAACAACGCCGACGAGACCACGGCCATTCCTCGCTACATGACAGGCGAGAACGTAGGCACCGGCGCCGCTGGCACTGCTTCTGGCATGTCCATGCTGATGGGCGCGGCCAACATCGTGATCAAGGATCTGATCACCAACTACGACGAGGGCGTCACACGCCCCTTCTTGCAGGCCCTGTACCGCTGGAACATGCAGTTCCACAAGGAAGCCGCCATCAAGGGCGACTTCGACGTCAAGGCCCGCGGCGCCGCCAGCCTGGTGCAAAAGGAAGTCCGAGCCGCTCAGCTCAACGAGTTCGCGGCCATGACGGCCAACCCAATGGATGCGCCGTTCATCAAGCGCGACGCCTTGCTGCGCCAGCGTGCCGAGGCTCACGAGTTGTCCGACGTCGTGAAGACCGAGGAAGAGGTGATGGCCGAGCAGAACAATCAGATGATGCAGATGCAGCAGCAAGCCGCTATGGCACAGCAGCAGCTGGCCCTGGCCGAGCTGGAGAAAAAGGTTGCATTGCTGACCGCCCAGGCTGCCAAGGCCATGGCCGAGGTCGAGTTGATCTCCGCCAAGGCTGTCAGCACCAAGGTCGAGGCTGTCTATGCTGCCCTGCAAGCTGGTGGCACCGCCACAGCGACGCCGCTTATTGCGCCTGCTGGCGACGAGATCCTGCGCTCTAGCGGATGGCAAGACGCCACACCTGATCCGACGATCGCTCAGTTGGGTGGCCCACCCGTCCAGCCCGATGGCCAGATGGTCCAGCCACCCATGGCGCCGATGCAGCCTGATGTGCCTGACATTCAAGCGCCGACCGGCATGCAAGGTCGCCGCGAAGGCATCGAGACGCCGGCCATTGACGCATGAGCGATTCGATGACCCAGATGCGGGCTCTGGCCGACACCTCGGTCATCGTCCAAGAATACGCCGGATCTGACGCACTCAGGCATGTGGAGAACATGCTCGAGGCGCTCGAAGAGGTCTACAAGGCAGAGCTCGCAGAGGTGACCGCAGAACAGCTGGTCGCTCTGCAGAGCAAGCTCAAGCAGACCGCACTGATCCGCAAGGTACTGCGCAAGGAAGCGCAGCTGCCGAAACTTTGAATCTTCAGCCCCTGTCAAACACTTGACAGGACAGTATGAAGCCGGGCGACCGGCTTTTTGGAAGCCGATCGAAAGGAAACTCCATGGCAACCACGACAGAACAGTTGAAAGACGACGAGGCAGCTTTTGCCTCTGCCTTCAACGAAGACCAAGCCCCAGCCGCTCAGATGTCGGAAGACGAAGAGTTTGGCCTGGCTGAGCCAGCAGCACCCGCAGAAATGCCTGCTGCCGAAGCCAAAGACGGCGCGCCCGAAGTGGCGTCTGAGGACGCCGGC